TGGCCTTGGCAGTCTGTAAGGAGCAATACAACAGTGCAGTTGAGCGTAACCGCACGGACACAGGCCATGCCTCTGACGTTGTCAAAGTAACTGTACGAATTGACACACTGACTGAGCCTGAGTTTATCCGGTGGCAAAAAGAACAGGAGATTTTAAACATGGACGCAACCACACGAGCACAACGCGCATATAAGGAGCTACAGGCCATGGGCGCACCTGTAATGCACTTTGGTTATGGTGCTTTTGACGGGGAGAGCCTGTTCGCTATATCAGGCGAACGTAACGAGTACCCACGGTACAATCGCACCACGGGCGAATTCGAAGGTGAGACAATCATCTGGGCGGACTACTACGGTGAGTTTGGCAGTGAGTACCCCGAGGTCGATCCTCGCATCGAGAAGGTACTAGAGAAGTATGACCTAGCGTACGAGTGGTACGATCCCTCAGTCATAACGGTTTATGGATACTAAGGAGCTACAAAGCATGAGCACTCAAAATTTTGTCATTGATGGTTATTACTACACACACAACCCAAAAACAGGTTTGTTTCATGTCTACCTGTATGACGGTACTTGGCACCGCCCCATGATCACCTGTAAAACCCAAAAGTCCGCCTATTGGAAGTGCCTATACTTTGCAAACGGCGGTAAACCAGAGGAGTGCACAGCATGACACTATACACAGAAAACTTTGAGATCGGTCTATACGAACCTGAGCGGGACGGTGGTCAGTACGGATGGTTTGAGCATAACGAGCATGGCGAGGAGTATGGCGGCGGCCTTTGGTTCGAGCTAGGTCAGCTAGTAGACTATGACGGGATCGGGGGCTACCTGCCTAAAGAGATCCTCGATGCGCTCGAGGCCATTGGGTTTGACGTAGAGGATATGAGACCACGAGACGAGAACTAGTGCTCTACAGTAGCCCCTTGACTGCAGGGGGCTACTTTGGATACACTATGCGAAACACAACACACAACGGAGATACACAATGAAAGTTATTGAACTAGACTATTTATACAACACAGAAGGACTCGGACAGACAGCAACCATTCATGAGATGCCTGAAGGGAAACGCTATTCGGTGGTCTGTCGTTTTGTGGACTTTGAGAAACAAGGTCAGGAAACACACGTAAAAACACTTCGCACTGATAGCCTTGATCGTGCCTACGAGTACGCTCAAGCGTGGACAGCATAAAACAACACATATAGGAGTTACACCATGAACATACACACTCACACAATGATCCTATGGCTTGCTAACACTGAGGAGCTTTACCGTGAGACAATGGAGCTGTTGAAGACAACGAAAAACCGCTATGACTTCGCCTATGAGCTACGCGAGATAGTAGAGAATAGACTGTTTAAAACAACGGACGACCTGTTTGCTCTGGACATGCTCACGTGTAGCCTAGCTGAAGTCAACTGGGCAACGATTGCAGATGACTACTGGAACGAATACCACAATATAGAGCCAGAGGAGGCGGCATAATGCAATACACTGACAGGGACATGAATAACAACCCTTGGGCCAAAACGTGGGTAGACGTCTACAACGACCTCACCGTGTTGATAGAAAACACGTACAACCCCAAGGTGAGGGAAACATACCTAAACGACCGTCACAGGTTCTATTTAATGTGCTGTGAGCTAGCGATGGACACACACGAGGACGAGGAGTGAGCACAATGCAACTAGGTACAAAGGTTTTTGTTTACTATAACCTACACAAAAAAACATGGTCCATTCGTGACTGTAAAACCCGTAGAGTGATAGGTCACTCCGACCGAGTGGTGTTAAACTTTGTAACGCCCAAAGTATCACAGGCGGGGCGTGAACGTGTCCTCAGGGATAAACGCAAGAACGTACACGCAGGGCTCGAGGGCTATTTACTGGACCCTAACAACATGTGGGAAAGCCCTAGGCTAGCCAAAGGGATCACATACAACCCGTACAAATACACTGGGTTCGTTTACAAGGACACGGAAAAGCCATACACTGGGTCAATGTTTGCCATATTAAACAATAGGAGCGTGACGGTATAATGGAAAAATTAATAACAGACCTTGAAATTGACGTAGCTTGTCTATTAGACTATTTTGAGGACATAACAGAGCACGACATAGAGAAAATTCAGGATAAACTAACGGAGTTACGTAATGAATATATTCTACTTAGCACACAATCCAAAAAGTAGCGCACAAATGCAATGTGATAAGCACGTTGTCAAAATGATACTTGAGACTGCACAACTACTCAGTACAGCACATTGGGAGCTAGGCGGTGAGGGTCCTTACAAAGTGACACACAGGAACCACCCTAGCGCAGTTTGGGCCCGATCAAATAAAAAACACTATGTGTGGCTCTATGCTCATTTTAGAGCCCTCTCGCAGGAATACACCAAAAGGTATGGTAAGGTACACAAAACATGGGAACGTTGCTCACAGGCGCTCTCAGAGCTTCCTAGGGGTATCCCTGATACTGACTGGTCAGATCCACCCCAGTGTATGCCAGACAGTTGCAAACACAAAAGCACCGTGATAGCATACCGTAGGTACTACACACAAAAGGGCCAAGAGTGGTCAGAACGTGGTATGCCTATGAAATGGTTTGGAAGGGAGAGGGTAGCGTGAAATATTTACTTTGGGCCGTAGGTGTTCTTTTGATTGTCACAGGGCTATGGCCTTTGGTTGTTCTCTTAGCTATTCCTGTGCTTTTCTTTACCTTTGGTGCTGTAGTGTTTGGTATGGCACTACACGATGAGGAGAAATACCTAAGAGAAAAATTTGACATAGAGGAGAAACAAGAGGATGATTGAAAGGGAAGTGTTATTTTGGGTTATGATTTCAGTTATTGGTATTTTATGGGTGATTGTGGATGAGTTACGATTGGAGAGCAGAGAAAATGACGAGTAAGGAACTTTTTGAGCTGTTTTTGGACAGTGAGTATGAGGATATGGAAGGGCGCAAGGGGCGTGAGCAGTACATGGGAGCCGAGTTGTTTACTGAGGGCCTCATAGGGGCTCAGTACAGGACACCGGACGAGTACAGGGAGTACGTTATGGACCTTATCGACCTAGTGGACAGAGCAGGGCGCACAGGGGACTTTACAGCCCTAGGATCTAAACTGTATACTTCGCTGTACAATGATTTTCAAAAGATGGTTAAACAAGGTATATGGGAGCTTGAAAATGAAAATTAAGGATGCGTTTATCACTGGTCATGAGCAGGAATTGGAGCTGCAGGAAGCCGAGAGGACATTCAAAGCGTACATGGTGCGTGATCTGGTAGAGCGTGACCTAGAGCTAATGAGTCTAGGGGAAATTTACCAGAAGGCGTCTACGGCCCTTTACAACGAGTTTATGCGTATGGACGATGATGAGTTAAAAATCAGGTTCAATGATGCGTTTAGAGGAGAGTTTGACGATGAGATGTAAAGCGTGTAATGTCATTTTGGACGACTATGAGTTACTACAATATGACAAAGTAACAAAATTACCACTTGACATGTGCTTAAGTTGTCTATATGTTAGCGATAAGACCCTGAGCGACATCGAGGCAGTGGTTGACACATACGTAGAAAGGGAGTATAATGATATGGATTTACAATTTGAACAATATGACGAAAATTTAATTTGACAGGAAGGAGGAATTTGAGTATAATATTAAGTATACCTAGGTTAATAACCTTAATGTATATACATAAAGGTATATACCTAGGTAATCTAAAGTAGTTAAACTAATCTAAGGAGCTTTTTATGTCAGTTTTACAAGGTACAGTCGCTTTTGCTAATTTGGACGAGTACGAAGTGTTTAATGGTCAGTCAACGGGTAAATATTCTTTGGTGTTGACCTTGGATGATCCAGAGGCTGAGGTTCTAGCCAAGAATGGTGTCAAGCTACGTGAGTACGAGGGTTTGAAACAACGTAAGTTTAGCACCAAGTATCCCGTGGACATTATTGACACGGACGATGAGCCCTTCCGTGGTCGCTTGACCCGAGGATCTAAAGTAAAGATCCTGTACGCTGAGGGTAAACCACACCCTGTACACGGAACACCTACCTATCTAAACAAGGTACGTGTCCTTGAAGTGGCCGAAGGTGGCGAAGGCTCAGAGGACTTCTAAAGTGGAGCTACGTGCTGAGAGTGAATCAAAGTTTGTCAGACATGAGCCATGCCCTAAGTGTGGATCTAAGGACAACTTAGCACGTTACTCCGATGGACATGCCGTCTGTTTCTCAGGCGGCTGTTCACACTACGAACGTGGTGATGGTGAAGTTGTCGAGTTTAAACGTAAGGAGTCAAAACCTTTGAATGAATTAACTGGTGTACATGCTACTATCAGTGACCGTAGAATCTCACAGGAGACGTGTAAAAAGTTTAACGTCACTGTGGAGTACGGCAACGATGGTCATATTGTAAAACACCACTACCCCTACTTTGATAAGGACTCAGGTGAGCTGAGAGGGTCAAAGACACGCCTTGTGGACAACAAGCAGTTTTTTGCCCAAGGGTCCTTCGACAACGTGGGTCTCTTTGGTCAACAAGCCTTTAAGGAAGGTGGGAAGTACATCACAATTGTCGAGGGTGAGCTTGATGCCCTTGCGGTGAGTGAGATGTTTGACGGTAAGTGGCCCGTGGTGTCAGTACGCTCAGGGGCCGCAGGTGCTGCAAAGGACATCAAGGCTAACCTTGAGTGGCTTGAGAGCTTTGAGAACGTTGTGCTGTGCTTTGACAACGACAAGGTGGGTCAGGATGCCGCTAGGCAGTGCCTTGATCTATTCAGCCCTAACAAGGCTAAGAACGTAGCGTTGTCCCTGAAGGACGCAGGGGACATGCTCAAGGAAGGCAAGGTACGTCAATTTGTACAGGAGTGGTGGAATGCTAAAACTTATCGTCCTGATGGTATTGTTGCAGGTGTTGATACGTGGGATATGGTCATTGAGCAGGAAAACATTGTCAGTGTTCCGTACCCGTGGCAGTGCCTTAATGAACTCACTCACGGCTTCCGTAAAAAGGAGTTAGTAACGATTACGTCAGGCTCAGGGATGGGTAAGTCACAAATGGTGCGTGAGTTACAGTACCACTTGTTACACGCCACCGAGGACAACATAGGCATCCTAGCCCTTGAGGAGGACATCCCCAAGACTACTCTGGGCCTTATGTCACTTGCGGCAGAGCAACCCCTACACCTTGACAAGACAATCACAAGGGAGGAAAAACGTAAGTACTGGGACGAAACCTTAGGCACTGGTCGGTTCTACCTACTGGACCACTGGGGTTCAACCCATGAGGAGAACCTGTTGTCTCGGGTTCGTTATATGGCTAAAGGTCTCGATTGTAAGTGGATTATACTCGATCACCTAAGTATTGTTGTCAGTGACCAAGAGCAGGGTGACGAGAGGAAAGCCATTGACAGTATCATGACCAAGCTACGTAGCCTTGTACAGGAGACTGGTGTTGGTTTGTTCCTTGTAAGCCACCTTAGAAGGCCCTCAGGGAGCAAAGGACACGAGGACGGTGCTCAGGTATCCCTAGCGGACCTGCGTGGCTCAGCGGCCATTGCACAGCTCTCGGACATGGTTATTGGCCTTGAGCGAAATCAGCAACACAAGGATGAGGAAGTACGTAACACAACCACGGTACGTGTGTTAAAAAACCGCTTTGCGGGGTTGACAGGACCTGCGTGTTACCTGTATTATGATAAGGACACTGGTAGAATGACCGAGACCAACTGCCCTATTGATCCTGACCAAGAGACTGAGTTTTGAAACAAATAGTATTTGACATTGAAGCTGATGGCCTGAAGCCTACCCAAGTCTGGGTAATTGTGGCCCATGAGCTTTGCACTGGTGAGACTAAGGTGTTCAAAGAGGACAACCTTGGGGACTTCGCACAGTTCGTTAAAACTGAAGTAGAGGAGGTGATTGGACACAATATCATAGGCTACGACATACCTGTGTGCGAGAGACTGCTTGGGGTTGACTTTAGTCGCTGCAAGATCACGGACACTTTGGTGCTGTCAAGGCTAGCTAACCCACAACGTGAAGGAGGACATTCACTTGACAATTGGGGAAAAATTTGCGGATCATCCAAGATGGAACACAACGATTGGTCTGTTCTGTCTGAGGATATGGTGGTTTATTGTAAGCAGGACGTTAAACTTAATGTCTTGGTGTATAAGAGACTGCTCATTGAACTTGATGATTTTGGCAAGCAAAGCCTACGTCTTGAACATGAAGTACAGACTATTATTGCAAAACAGATTGAAAACGGGTGGCTTTTAGATCAAGAGAAATGCTTCCTGTTACTAGCTGAACTAAAGGAGAAGAAATATGAGCTTGAAGAGCAAGTACAAAAGAAATTTATACCTGTTGCAACGTTCGTTAAGACAGTTGAACCGAAAGTTAAAAAGGATGGTGAGTTCTCCACGGTCGGTCTCAAGTTCCTAGGGGACAACTGGACGACAGTTAAGGGCACATTTAGCCGCATAGACTGGCCTGAGTTTAACTTGGGGTCTCGACAACAGATTGGTAAGTACCTCCAACGCTTTGGATGGAAGCCAACGCAGTTCACCGAGACCGGTCAGCCCATCGTGGACGAGAAGGTATTGTCAACCGTAACGGACATACCTGAGGCCATGTTGATCGCTGAGTACCTTTTGGTACAGAAAAGAATAGCTCAGGTACAGTCTTGGCTTGACGCTGTGGACGAGGACACTGGAAGGGTACACGGTTACGTCAACTCCAATGGAGCAGTGACAGGACGTATGACCCACAGTAGTCCAAATCTGGCTCAAGTCCCTGCGGTTTACTCACCCTACGGTAAGGAGTGCAGATCCTGTTGGACAGTCCCTAAGGGCTACAAGCTCGTGGGTTGTGACGCAAGCGGTCTTGAGCTACGGATGCTAGCGCACTACATGGATGATGAGGCGTATACTAATGAAATTATCAACGGAGATATTCACACGGCAAACCAAATTGCTGCAGGGCTACCAACAAGAGATAAGGCAAAAACTTTTATCTACGCTTTTCTTTACGGGGCCGGAGACGCTAAAATCGGAACAATCGTGGATGGAACTAAGCGAGACGGTGCGAAACTTAAGGCAGAGTTCCTTAGAAATACGCCATCTCTTGGAGCTTTACGAGACCGAGTTGAAGTTGCTTCTGGAAGAGGCCACCTTTTTGGACTTGATGGAAGAAAACTATTCATTAGATCGTCACATGCCGCACTGAACACACTCTTGCAATCCGCAGGTGCTATTATTATGAAAAAAGCCTTGCAAATATTGGATGAGTATGCTACAATATGGGGTATAGAATATAAATTTGTAGGTAACATACATGATGAGATACAAGCACAGGTCCGCAGTGACCAATCAGAGAGCTTCGGTAGACTGGCTGTTGCGTCAATTGAAGCCGCAGGGAAATACTTCGAACTCAGATGCCCTTTGGCAGGTGAGTACAAAATTGGAGACAACTGGGCAGATACACACTAATGGATCAGCTTAGCTTCCTAGAGGACGACCACTACGACCTAGGGGACGGAGTCAAGGAATGCAGCAAGTGTAAATACATACTACCCTTAGCGGCATTCTCAAGAACCTCAGGAGGCAACTACTTAAGACCAGAGTGTAAGAAGTGTAACAACGAGTTAAGCAAAGTACGTGATAGACTGAAGCAAAAGTACGGAATAGCCCCTGACAACTACACTTGCCCTATATGCTTGGGAAGTGAAGAGGAAGTCAACGGGAGAGGAAACACAAAGAACGGTTCGTGGGTTTTGGATCATTGTCACGAGACTGAGGAATTTAGAGGTTGGCTCTGTCATAAATGTAACAGATCACTGGGTGGTTTTGATGACAGCGTTGATATGTTACAAAGAGCGATAGACTACCTGAGGGAACACAATGAAAAACATACACACATTAGTTGATGACATTTACAAGCTCATGGAGACCAAGCGGCCTGACCCTACGGTAGACCCTGAGGCTGAGATTGAGAAGTTTGGAGAGGCTGTCAAGGACCTAATGCGTAAGGAGTTCACCAGTCGTGGTTTTGACGGACGTAAGCTACGCTTGTCAAACATAGGCCGCGATGACCGTTACCTTTGGAATCACTTCAATGGGACTTCCAAAGAGAAACTACAGCCACATAACCTAATCAAGTTCATGTATGGACATTTGATTGAGGAGATGTTGTTGTTCCTAGTACGCATGTCTGGACATGAGGTTACTGATGAGCAGAAAGTTTGTGAAGTGGAAGGCATTGTCGGTCACATGGATTGTAAGATTGATGGTATTGTCACTGACGTTAAGTCCACAAGCAGCTATGGCTTTAAGAAGTTCAAGGACGGTACACTGGCCTTTGACGACCCATTTGGTTATATAGATCAGATTAAAGCCTATGCACACTCTGAGAATGCAACACAGATCGGTTGGTTGGCTATGGACAAGCAGAATGGACACCTGACGTATCTTAAGTACGATCTGGAGGACACCAATGCCCCAGTGTACGAAGTGCTTAAGGACTCCATTGTGGAGCGAGTACAACACGTAAAAAAGCTAGTGGAGCAGCCACAGCCCCCAGTTTTATGCAACGAGCCTATTCCCGATGGAAAATCAGGAAACTTAAAACTCGCTGTAGGTTGCTCGTATTGTCAATTCAAGCAAAGCTGTTATCCCGAGCTAAGAGTCTTTTTGTACTCTACAGGACCAAAGTTCTTGACAAAGGTGGAAAATGAGCCTAAAGTACAGGAGATAAGTCTTGAGCAAATCGACTAAAAACTATGGGATCTATCGGTCAGGACTTGAGAAGAAGTTTGCTGAGTTAGCACCAAGGGGAATGTTTAAGTTTGAACCGTACACAGTCCCCTACACGATACACAGAAACTACAAGCCTGACTTTGTTTGTGAACATTTTCTAATTGAGTGCAAGGGGTACTTTAGGGTAGGAGACACACAGAAATACACGTCCATCAGGGACAGCTTAGTGTTTGAGGAGTTGATCTTTGTGTTGTCAGACCCGAATAAGAAACTAAGGAAAGGAGCAAAAATGACTATGGGACAGTGGTGTGAAAAGGAAGGATTTCAATACTATACTTTAAAAACCATTGATGAATTGTTTAAATACATTGAGACGGCTATGAATTATGACATGGACTTTTGATGAGCTTAAGGACAAAGTGTCCAGAGCGTATGACGTAACTCTTCTTTGTGAGATACTTGAGATTACCGAGGAAGAGCTTTTGGACAGGTTTGAGGATAAGTTTTTAAACAACATAGACATTTTTGAGGAAGAGATTGACAATGAAACTTAATGACGCAACACCCGCAGAATGGGACGCAGTGACTAAACCTAAGCACTACAATACAGGCGGTATCGAAGCCATTGATTATATCAAGCAACAGTTGGGTGACGGATTTATTGAGTACTGTGAA